GTTGAAAGCCACGTAATTGATGCTGATCCTCCAAGATTAGATTGGATGCAATAATATGCTAGACCTATCAAACATACCTTCTCAACAACAACAAACCTATACACTTTACGCTACAGGTAATTGGCAAACGTGGAATAAACCTCGTGGCGCTAAATTCATAGAGATATTTTGTTTAGGTGGAGGTGGTGGAGGGGGACATCCTACTATTTCTGCTGCTGCCGTTGGCGGAGGAGGTAGTGGAGGTTCTGCAGGAATAGTACGAGGATTAATCCCCGCATTTTTATTACCTGATACAATTTATATATTAGTTGGAAAAGGAGGTAGAGGAAGCTCAGCCTCAGGAACAGCAGGAAGTAGTGGTGAGATAAGTTATATAGCATTACAACCTTCTACATCTGAACAAACGCTTATATGTAAATCATCGACGACAGTAGCAGGTGGAGGAGGATTAACAACAGCAGGTGGAGGAGCAACAATATCAGTAGTAGCTTTATCTGCTTTTGGTAACTTAGGATTATTCACCTCTACTGCAGGAGTTGTAGGAAGTGCAGGAGGTGCAAATACAGGCGGTAACGGAAATAATCAAACAGCGTTAGGAACAAATTTAATTACAGGAGGAGCTAGTGGCGGAGGTAAGACAGCATCTGTATTTGGAACAGGAGGAAATATAACTTCAGCATCAGCAATATTAACTACGCAAGTAAATGGAGGTGTTATAGCAGGGCAAAATGGAGGTGATGGATATGGAACACTACAACCTTTCTGTGGAACAGGAGGAGCAGGTGGGGCAGGTATAACAACAGGCGCAGGTGGTAGAGGCGGAAATGGATTCTACGGTTGTGGTGGTGGTGGTGTAGGTGGTGGCTCTGTTGCCTCAAAAGCAGGTGATGGTGGTGATGGATTAGTAATAATTACAGTTATATGTTAGATTTATCATATTTTCAAAATAGCAATTCAAATGTACAAGGTTTCTTCAGTGCAGGAACTTGGCAAACTTGGATAAAACCAAGAGGTGCTAAACTTGTCAATATTATTTGTCAAGGTTCAGGAGCAGGAGGAGGAGGTGGATTTCAATCAGCTGCAACACCAAGAGGTGGTGGCGGCGGTGGCGGAACAGGTGCTACTGCAAGATTAACCATTGATGCAAATTTATTACCTGATAGACTTTATATATTAACAGGCATAGGTGGGAATGGAGGATTAGGAGGAACAACAGCAACAGCAGGTACTGCAGGACAAAATAGCTTTGTAACTTTAATACCTGATACAACATCAGTATCAAACGTTATTTTACGTTCAGGTACAACAGGTTCTCAGGGGGGAGGAGCAGGAATAGGAGCAGGTGGAGGAAATGGTGGAGCTGCTGAAACAATATCAGTAATTGCAAATAGTATTTTTGCAAATTTAGGAACATTTACTTTTCAGGCAGGACAAGCAGGAATTAATGGTGGTTCAGCAGCTGGAGGTCAAATAACAGCTACTAATTTTATTTTAGGAGGAGCAGGTGGTGGTGGAACTGGGGCAGGTGGTTCAAGTCCATTTTCAGCAGCTGGAGTATTTCCAGCAATTATATCAGCAGCTGTAAACACAAATGGAGCAAATGGTATTATTCTTTATAAACCTACATTAATGCTTTATGGTGGTGGAGGAGGAGGAGGCTCGTCTGCTGCAGGAACAAATGGTGGTAATGGAGGTAATGGAGCACCAGCAGCTGGTGGAGGTGGAGGTGGTGCTTCTTCAAACACAGGAGTAAACGCAGGTAATGGTGGCAGAGGGGGTGATGGCTTTGTAATAATAACAACAAGTTTATAATATGTTAGATTTATCTCATATACCAAATAGTCAACAAGACATACAGATATTCAATGCTAATGGTAGTGCTTGGCAAACTTGGCGTAAACCTAAGAAATGCAGTTATGTTTACATAATGTGCATTGGTGGCGCAGGTGGTGGCGCAGGAGGTTCTACATCAATCATACAAGCAGGTTCAGGTGGAGGTTCAGGAGCTGTAGTAAGAGCTTTATATAATGCACAACAACTTTCTGATATATTATATATCCAAGTTGGATTAGGAGGAGCAGGAGGTTTAGTTGCAGCAAATGGTTCTGCAGGAACAAGAAGTTGGGTAGGATTGCAACCTGCAATAGTTGCACAAAATATGGTAATAGGTTCAGGGACTACAGGTGGGGCTGCAGCAGGAGGTATAGCTAATACAGGAACATCAGCAAATGGTGAATCTGCAGCAACACAAGCAACAGCAACATTTTTAACTTTATCAAATTTCATAGGAATAGCAGGGCAAGCATCTCCAACTATTGGAACAGCAAATGTTACACCTCTTACAAGTCAAATAACCTGCGCAGGAGCTTCAGGAAATGTTAATGCAACAGCAATTAGTCCGCTTATTTCAGGAGGTGTAAATGGTTCAGGTTTAACTAATGGAACTAATGGACAGAATGGAATTACATCTTGGAAACCTTTTTATTCATTAGGTGGCGCAGGTGCAGGTAATTCTCAATTAGGAAGCGGTGGTAAAGGAGGAGATGGAGGAATTGGATCAGGCGGAGGCGCAGGTGGAAGTGCAAGTTCTGCAGGATTAGCAGGCAATGGTGGTAAAGGTGGAGATGGATTAGTAATAATAATAAGTTTTTAATATGAAATTAAGAGACAGTTTTCACATTTTTATTGGGTTTGCAATTATGTATTTAATTGGCAGCCTTACAGATTTTTCAGAGTTTACATTAGACGGAAAGATTATAGGTGTTCCTATAGCATCTGCGTTTGTAGGAGCGATGATTGGCTTCTTTTGGGAATGGGCTCAGGCAGTAATTATAAAGTCTTACTTTGACGTTATGGATATAGTAAGGACTGCTGTAGGTACGTTTGCTGGTGGATTGTTTAGTCTTTGGCTTCCTGATATAGAGTGGCTGATGTGGAGCACCTGTATAGTATCTGTACTTCTAGTACTAAACGATATGAAATACTTTCTGAAGAAAAGATAATATAATTTTATATCTTTGTAAAAAATTTAATAAAATGAAAGCAATAGAAAAACAAGAGTTAGAGACATTAAGAGATTTAAACAAGAGCTTCGTAGATCTTAGAGCAAAGTTAGCAGATTTAGAGATTGCAAATCGCAATATCCAATCTCAGAAGAACTTAGTATTTAATGATTTAGATAAGTTGTCATCTGAATTTAAATCAATAGAGGCTGACTTATTAGAGAAGTACGGTAACGTAAAGATAAACTTAGAAACAGGAGAGATACAAGATGACAAAAATTAGCGAATACCCTATAATTTCAAACCCTACAGAGGATGATATATTAATCGGTACAGATGTAAATAGCTCTGACGTTACTAAGAACTTTAGTATCGGTAGTATTATTGATCTTATAGGTGATATAAATCAAGGACCAATTGGACCTCAAGGAAACACTGGACCTACTGGACCTCAAGGACCTGTAGGACCTGCTGGTTTAGAGTGGCAAAGTACCTGGGATAAGAATACATCTTATGTGGAGGATGATGCTGTTGCTTTTGGTGGTGCGTCATACTTTTGTATCTTAGCTATACCAGGAAGTTTATTAAATGATAACCCAGAAAACGATACAACTCACTGGGCATTACTTGCTTCTCAAGGAGCTATTGGACCAACAGGACCTGCTGGACCTATTGGACCTCAAGGACCTGCTGGTTATGGAACGCTACAACAAACAGTTGATTTAGGAAACACAATTACGTTTAATACAGTAAAAACAACCCTTGAAGCAGGTCAAGTTACTGTTGAGAATACTTTTTCATTAAAAGACACAAAGGTACTTGCGGACAAGATAAGTATGACTAATGCGAATGGGGGTTTAAAGACTTTAAATATACTTCCTCCTTCGGATATTTCAGTAAACAGAAATATTACATTTCCAAATGCTTCAGGTACTATTGCCTTGACTAGTGATATTACTACTAAAGTTTTAAAAACAACTATAACACAAGCGCAAATACTTCAGATGTTTACAACACCAATACCAATATTAAATAGCACTACTGCTGGTATAGCTAAAATACCTTTAAATATTCTTTGTAAAAGAAATGGAGCGGGAACAGATTATACTATAGCATCAAATCAGTTTTCTTTAGTTTCTAATAGTGGAAGTACATTTAGTTTAACTCTTAATAATAATATTCTTAGTAGCGCAGTTTCTGTTTCATATACTAATTTTAGTTTTAACGGTAATTATCAAATAGCAGTAGGTGTAGATAATGAGATTTATAAATTAGGATTTTACTCATCTAATCCTACAGGAGGAACTGGGGATATGGATGTTTATGTAACATATATAGAAGTAACACTATAAAATAAAATTAAAAATCAAATCGAATGGATATAATAAGAAAGATATCAGTTGGCGCTGACTATAAGAATGGCGCTATGCACTACATAGTAGGTCAAGATGTTCTTAACGGTAGCCATAGGATAAATCATATCGGAATAAATGAAAGCACTGGAGATTTTGAGATCTGGATCGAGAAGGATGACGAGATTAAGAAGTGGAAGAAGTTTAATGCTAATATGCCTATATCTACAGAGAATAATATTGACTTCTAATGAAATCGCCATTTTACTTTGTCGTTAGACCTACAAACGGTAGGAGGTACGACAATATAAAGAAGATAGGTGATATCAACTTTATAACCAGTGTATCCCAGGAGGACCACACGGCAACTAACAGGTTTGCTGAGGTTGTGTCAGTTCCAAATAACTATGTTGGCGACATCTGTGTCGGTGACATACTTATTGTTCATCACAATACGTTTAAGATTTACTACGATATGAAAGGTCAGGAGAGGAGCGGAACAAGCTTCTTGAAGGATGACCTCTTCTTTGTTGATGAGGATCAGTACTTTATGTACAGCCACAAAGGAGAGTGGAGGACACACTCCAAGTACTGCTTCATAAAGCCAGTGAAGACTCGTGAATCGTACATAAGCAAGGGTGGAGTATTCGAGCCACTTATTGGAGTTGTTAGGTACTCAAATGAAGAGCTTAGAGGTTTAGGAGTCGTAGAGGGTGACGAGGTTTCGTTCGAGCCAGATAGCGAGTACGAGTTTACTATTGATGGAGAGAAGCTGTACAGGATGTTCACTAAAAATATTACAGTCAAATGGAATTAACGGATATAAAGAAGAGAATCATCGAGGCTGGATACAAGGCTGTTGATGAGCTTATAAAGGTCGCTGAGGATAAGATTATCACTGGCGACGAGACAGACCTGACGGCAGATAAACTCAAGAACGCTGCCGCAACAAAACGTTTGGCTATCGAAGATGCCTTTCAAATACTTAATCGAATTGAATTAGAGAAGGAGTTAATCAATGGAGAGTCAAAAACAAAGGAGCCAACAATCAAAGGATTCGCAGAGGGAAGGTCTAAGTAACGTAGTCCATAATCTTATTCCTGCAGGTATACTTACTGGCGGAAATAACAAGAGGTCTTGGGAGTACGGTTACAATGAGAAGTACGACATAGTTGTGATCTCTAAGGACGGAACTATTGGCGAGGTATACAACATAAACGGACTGAATATTGCGCTACCTCTCGTCCCAAATATTGTGCATAAGAGGGACGAAAAGAAGGAGAAACAGTACTGGGAAGCGGCAGAATATCCAAAGGAGCTTAACAATATAAAGTCTATATTCCAGTGGCACACTATGCAGAAGGACTTCAAGGCTAAGTGGGTTGATTATATAGAGAACGAGTTCGTTAGACGTGAGGAGGGTATGTTCTTTATGAACAATGGCGTGCCTACATACATAACAGGTAGTCACTATATGTACCTTCAGTGGACAAAGATTGACGTAGGTCACCCTGACTTCCGTGAGGCTAACAGGATCTTCTTTATATTTTGGGAGGCTTGCAAGGCAGACGACAGGTGTTTTGGAATGACTTACCTTAAGATCAGACGTTCTGGGTTCTCATTTATGGCATCGTCTGAATCTGTAAACGTTGCGACACTTGCAAAGAACGCAAGGATTGGGATATGCTCAAAGACTGGAGGGGATGCCAAGGCGATGTTTACCGATAAGGTTGTGCCTATATCGAGCAACTATCCTTTCTTCTTCAAGCCTATTATGGACGGTATGGACAAGCCTAAGACAGAGCTAGCCTATAGAGTACCAGCGTCTAAGATTACCAAGAAGAATATGTACGAGAGCGACAACTCAAACCTTGAGGGGTTGGACACGTCTATCGACTGGAGCAACACGTCTGACAACTCGTATGACGGTGAGAAACTGAAGCTGCTCATTGAGGACGAGTCTGGTAAGTTAGAGAAACCAAACAATATACTAAACGGGTGGAGAGTTCGTAAGACTTGTTTACGTTTGGGTAGCAAGATTATAGGCAAGTGCCTGATGGGATCTACTGTAAATGCCCTTGAGAAGGGTGGTGGAAACTTTAAGAAGCTGTACGAGGACTCTAAGATAACAACAAGAAATGCAAATGGGCAGACAAAGACTGGACTATACGCTCTGTTTATTCCTATGGAGTGGAATTTTGAGGGTTATATTGATAGGTATGGTATGCCTGTTTTTAGACAGCCTAATTTACCAGTAGAGGGTGTAGACGGAAGACCTATAAGGATAGGGGCTATCGACTTCTGGGAGAATGAGGTTGACTCGCTTAAGAATGATCCTGACGCACTGAACGAGTTCTATCGTCAGTTCCCAAGGACAGAGAGTCACGCGTTTAGAGACGAGAGCAAGGCATCTATATTTAACCTTACAAAGATATACCAGCAGATAGACTATAACGACTCACTTATAAAGGACAGGGTTCTTACAAGGGGCTCGTTCCACTGGAAGGATGGTAAGGAGGATAGCACAGTTGTCTGGACTCCAGACGTGAGAGGTAGGTTCTTAGTATCCTGGATTCCATCGAATCAGCTTATGAATAACGTTATCACAAGGAACGGAGTTAAGCAACCTGGTAACGAGCACATTGGGGCGTTTGGATGTGATCCGTACGATATATCTGGAACTGTTGGTGGTGGAGGATCTAAGGGTGCTCTTCACGGACTTACTAAGTTCAATATGGACAACGCGCCAAGCAACGAGTTCTTCCTTGAGTACATAGCGAGACCGCAGACGGCAGAGATATTCTTTGAGGACGTTCTTATGGCGTGTGTGTTCTACGGTATGCCAGTTCTTATAGAGAATAACAAGCAGAGGCTTCTGTACCATTTCAAGATAAGGGGATACAGGGCGTTCTCTTTAAATAGACCTGACAAACCCTCTCACAAGCTCTCTAAGACAGAGAAAGAGCTTGGGGGTATACCTAACTCATCTGAAGATGTTAAGCACGCTCACGCGTCTGGAATTGAGTCATATATAGAGAAGTATGTAGGATTAGATCTAGAGGCTACGTACAGGGATCCAGACGAGATGGGTTCTATGTACTTTACAAAGACTTTAGAAGACTGGGCTAAGTTTGATATAAACGACAGGACAAAGTTTGATGCCGCAATTAGTTCAGGATTAGCCATAATGGCAACGCAAAGATCCACATTTCAAGCAGTTAAAAAAGATTCGAAAATAAGTATTAAATTTGCAAGATATAATAACAACGGAAGATATAGCGAAATAATAAAGTAAATGAAGGATGTAACCATTAACATTAATCCTGCTGGCTTTCCTAATCAATTTGCTTCAGACAAAGAAAAAGCATCATACGAATACGGACTGCAAATCTCGCAAGCTGTTCAGTATGAGTGGTTTAGGAGAGATAGTGGAACTTGTAAGTTTTATAATCAGTGGGGTGAGTTTCATCGTCTTAGGTTATACGCAAGGGGAGAACAATCAGTTGCTAAATATAAGAACGAGTTATCAGTAGATGGTGACCTTTCTCATTTAAATTTAGATTGGACACCAATTCCAATTATACCAAAGTTTGTCGATATCGTTGTTAACGGTATGTCTGACAGACTTTTTAGAGTTAAGGCTTACGCTCAGGATGCAGTATCTGCCGAGAGACGTAGTAAGTATCAGGATATGATAGAGACCGAC